TAATGACTATCACGGCTGAAGCGCCGCGTGGGGGTGTCGTCGAGTATATTGGCGACACCTCTTATTCGTTTGTCCTGCGCAATCGTCAGATTGAGCGGTTTGAGGACAAGCACCGGGGCATCTTTGAGTTCTGGGATGGCGTCTTTGGCCGTGGCACGAAACCATCCAGCACCGAGGTCCGCGATCTAGTTGCGCTTGGTCTGGTCGGCGGCGGCATGAAGGATCACGATGCGGACAAGGTTCTGGCTGCGTGTGGGCCGGGCGATCTGATGCACCTGTTTCAGCTTGCGCAGGCGATTGTCGGTGTGGCCTTTATGCCAGACGCAATGGATGAGGCGTCAAAAAAAAAGACCAAAGCGGACCAATTCCCAAAAGCCTGAACGTGCGATCAATGATTAAAAGCGGGATCGTGATTGGCTTACGTCCTGAAGAAATCCGTGATATGATCCCGAAAGACGCTTGGACGGTGTTTGAAGGCTGGAATGATGCACACAGCCCGAAAAAGCCCGGTCAAGATGCAATGTCAGCGGATCAATACCGCGATTTGGTGAGGCAGATAGATGGCCATTAGCGCGGAACAACTAAACGTCATCTTGAGCGCGCGCGACCGTGAGTTTTCGCGGGCTATGGAACGCTCGCAACGGCGTGTTGAAAGATTTTCAAAGCAAAGCAACCAAAGTCTGTCCGCTACAGGAAAGGCTTTTAATATGCTGGCTGGGCGTGCAGCCGCGCTTTTGCCTGCACTTTCAGCCGGTGTTGTGGTTTCGCACATGCGACGGATTGTGTCTGAGGGCAACCGTATCGCTACGCTGTCCCAAATTGCAGGAACAACTGCCGAAGAATTTCAAAAGTTTGCGGTTGGCGCGCAAACCGTTGGCTTCGAAATGGATAAAGTCGCTGACATCATTAAAGATGTGAACGACAAGATTGGTGACTTTATCGCCACCGGCGCAGGCCCGATGGCCGATTTTTTTGAGAACATTGCGCCAAAGGTCGGCGTGACTGCGGACCAGTTCGCCCGTCTTTCGGGTCAGGATGCTTTGGCGCTTTATGTCAAAAGCCTTGAAGCTGCAAATTTGAGCCAAGCTGAAATGACTTTCTATATGGAAGCCATCGCCAGTGATGCCACGGCACTGATCCCGTTGCTTGCCGACGGCGGCTCTGAGATGCGGCGATTTGGCGAAGAAGCCCAAGAGTCTGGTCGCATTTTAAGCAATGAGACAATAAAAGCAACGCGTGACGCTGAAATCGCCTTGCAGCAGATGTCGGGTGAAATTAGCGGGAATCTAAACCAAGCCCTATTGGCGCTTATGCCGCTGCTTCTTTCTGCCAGCAGCAAAATTGCAGGCCTTACAACATCTGTAAGAGGCTTTTTTGACTCAATGGGCTTGGCTCGCGCCGCATATGATATTGAAGGCACCACCGAACAGTTCAAACTTCTTGAGGATCAAATTGCCCTGTTTGAAGCAGGATCACCCGATTCAGTCATTCCGATTAACGCTCTTGGTGGCATAGAATTGGCGCGAGAGCGTTTGGAAAAATTGCGGGCTGAACTTGCAGCATTTTCTTCAACGCCCGCTTCAACTGGCGAAACTGCTCAAATCGTAAGCGAAGCTGATTTGGCAATATTAACAAATGCCATTGATAAGCAACGCGAGTCAGCGCGCATTGCATCCATCACCGCAGAAGAACGTGAGCGCGCCAGAATTGCTTCTGAGGCCGACTTGCTTGTGCAGCAGGCATTGGCAGGTCTTTCTGGAACGCCGTTTACCGTTGAGGCAACAGCCGCGCGCATTGAGGCCGAGGAATTGCGCGCTGCATATATTGAGGCTGCGACCGCTGCCAGCAGCATCTTGAACCCAGTTAAGGCGGTCGGCGCTGCAACAAGGGACATTAAGCCCGCTGCGGAAAGCGCAACTGAAGCGTATGAGAAAATGCTTGCCAAAATGATTGAGGCATCCCCCGCGCTAAGTGCGTTGGGCTTTGACGCCGAGAACCTGCAAAGCACAATGCAGATGGTTGAAAGCAGCATGGAGGACGCGTTCATGTCGATGGTTGACGGAACAATGTCGGCCAAGGATGCGTTCCGTTCAATGGCCGGTTCGATCATTCAGGAATTGTTCCGCGTGCTGGTTGTTCAGCGGCTTGTGGGCGGCATCACGTCTGCGCTTGGGTCTCCTGCTGCGCCAACGGGTGCGCCTGTTGTGGGGGCCGCGTCTGGCCGCTCGTTGCGGTCTGGGCAGCCTGCTGTCGTCGGTGAGCATGGCCGCGAATTGTTCGTGCCGCAGACTGCGGGTCGAGTGCTGAGTGTATCGCAGGCACAAAGCGCGGTCGGCGGTGGCGGGTCTGTCATCGTCAACCAGACAATCAACGTTTCAACCGGCGTGCAACAGACCGTGCGGACTGAGATTAAGCAACTGATGCCGCAGATCGCAGAGAGCGCAAAGGCGGCTGTCGTGGACGCCAAGCGGCGCGGCGGATCATATGGAAGGGCGTTTAGCTGATGGCTTTGGTTTATCCTTTAACCCTGCCAGCAATTACCGGCATCCGGTCGGTGGAGTTTCGCGCGACCAACGCGGTGGCCTACAGCATGTCGCCCTTTACGTTCGCAGGGCAGGCGCACGCATACGCTGGTCAGATGTGGCAGGTGGATGTCAGCTTGCCAGCGATGCAGCGCAGCAACGCGGAGACGTGGATTGCGTTCCTTCTTTCATTGCGAGGCCAGTTTGGCACGTTTTTGATTGGTGATCCGCGTGGGTGCGCATTGCGCGGAACAGCGACATCATGCACCGTCACCGGATCCGCAGGGGCAAACACAGTTAGCGCGACTGTGCCTGATGGCGAGACGCTTTTGGCGGGTGATTACATCCAGCTTGGCAGCGCAGCATCTGCAACCTTGCACAAGGTTCTTGCTGATTACACGGGAACGGGGGCGGCAGTTGATCTGGAAATCTGGCCTGCGTTGCGCGTTGCGCGGACATCGGTTGCTGCGGTTCTGTCAAACACGGTCGGCAATTTTCGCTTGTCCAGCAACGAAACCGGCTGGTCGTCTGACGAAGCTGCTAAATACGGCATCACGTTCGGCGCGATGGAGGCTATCTGATGTCACGTACGGTTCCCGCCAATCTACTGACCGCACTTGCGCAAAAGGAGGTCCAGCCGTTCTATGCGGTGGAGTTCCTGTTCGATGGCGGCGATGTGCGCTTGTGGACTGGATATGGCGAACGGACGATCAGCGGCGAGACATACGTTGGCGGCGGATCGCTGCTGAACATACAGGGGTTGGGCGAGGTTGCCGATCTGTCTGCCAAGAACATCACGATCAGCCTGAGCGGCGTCCCAAGCGAACTTGTGTCGCTGGCATTGCAGGAGCCGTATCAGCGCCGCATCTGCCGGGTCTACTTTGGCGCGGTGAACGTGACCGATGTCGTCGAGGTGTTCAGCGGTCAGGTCAACCGTATGCCGATTGACGACAGCGGCGACAGCAGCACGATCACGGCGACGGTGGACAGCAAGCTGGTTGAGACGGGCAAGGCCAGCAACCAGCGATACACCAGCGAGAACCAGAAGGCGCGCTTTGCGGGCGACACCTTCTTTGATTATGTGAACGCGATACAGGATGCGGACATCGTATGGGGCCGGAAAAGCGCCTAAACGCCTACCTGCGCCAAGTCAGGTCAAAGCCCTTTCGCTGGGGTGAGCATGATTGCCTGATCTTCAGCAACGCGGCTTTCACGGCGTATCATGGCGCTGGCTATGCGGATGACCTGGTGGGCGGGTATATGGCCGATGGCGAGCCTGCGCTGCCGTCACGGCTGCGTGACCGGTTCAATGCGGAAAGCTTTGATGAAGTGGTCGAGCGCAAGCTGCGACGCGTTGACTATGTGCCGCCGCGCGGTGCGCTGGTGGCGACCAAGCGGGCAGAGCGTTGGCTGATCGGTTACGCATTGGGCATCTGCGTCGGGACCAAAGCCGCGTTCCTTTCGCGCGGTGGTGTGATATACCTGCCGCTAGATGACGTCGATAGAAGCTGGGTGCTGCAATGAAGAATATGCCGTTCAATGTGATGCGCCATGCGGAATGGGATCAGGCTCCGCGCGATCCTGTGACCATTGCAACCTTCTTTGTCCCAAACATTATGGCGGCAGGTGGGACAGCCGCTTTTATCGCCACAGCGGTAACTTACGTTGGCGTCAGCCTTGTCACGTCATGGGCGTTGCAGGCGCTGGCACCAAAGCCAGACATCGGCGCGCTTGGATCCAGCAGCTTACTTGTCAATGCCAAGAACCCTGCCGCACCGAATGACTTTGTTTACGGCGAGATCCGCAAGGGTGGCACGATTACCTATTACGAGACAACCGGCACGAACAACAAGCTCCTGCACCAGATCGTCGCGCTTGCTGGGCATCCCGTGGACAGCATTAACGATATCTACATCAACGATGAAGTTGTGACGCTGGATGGCAGCGGCTTTGTCACGTCGGCACCTTGGAACAGCAAGATCCGGATCCAGAAATATGACGGCACGCAGACCACAGCACCAGCCAGCCTACTGTCGGAAAGCAGCCAGATCAACGCCAGCTTCGTCGGCAACGGGATCGCCTATCTTTACATCCGCTACGAGTTCGACCAGGACGTTTTCGCCAATGGCCTGCCCCTGATAACGGCTGTGGTGCGCGGCAAGCGGGTGTTCGATCCCCGCACCAGCACGACGGCCTACAGCAACAACGCCGCCATGTGCGTGCGCGATTACATCACGTCTGGCTACGGCCTGAACGATGGCACGATTGACGACACCGTGTTTTCGGCAGCGGCAAACATCTGCGACGAAAACGTGACCCTTGCTGGCGGCGGCACCGAAAAGCGATACACGATCAATGGCGTGACATCGGCGGGTCAGACGCACGGCAACGTCTTGCAAACGATGATGACCGCCTGCGCTGGATCGCTGTTCTGGGGCGCTGGAAAATGGAAGTTGGTCGTGGGCGATTACGTTGCGCCTGCCAAAGTGCTCACGCTGGACGATCTGCGTGGCCCGATCAGCCTGTCAACACGGGTTGACTTGCAGGACCAGTTCAACGGCGTGCAGGGGACGTTCATCGACGCTGGCAACCGCTGGATTACCGCGGACTATCCGCCTATCAAAAGCCCGACGTTTGTTACGGAAGATGGCGGGCAGGAGACGCTGCTTGATCTGGCGTTGCCATTCACGACCAGCGCTGCGACGGCACAGCGGCTGGCCAAGCTAACCCTTTTCCGTGGGCGTGAGCAAATGACGCTGACCGCCGACTTCGGGCTGAACGCCTTTGACGTGGAGGTTGGCGAGATTATCGCGTTCACCAACCCGCGTTATGGCTTCGACGAAAAAGAGTTTGAGGTTGTCGGCTGGTCGTTCGGCGCGGCGGAGGCTGGCGATCTGCGGGTCACGCTGACCCTGCGCGAAACCAGCGAAGCGGCGTTTGACTGGGACGCCGACGAGTTGGCAATCATCAGCAACAATACCAACCTGCTCAAGTTCACCGAGGTGCCTTCTGTTGGCGTAAGCGCAACTGCACGGACGCAAATTACCAACGAGAAGATCACCAACATCATCGCGGTCACTGTCACTAGCGGCAACCCTGCTGGCGTTGACTTGGTTGAGGTGCAGTTCAAGAAATCGTCGGACTCAACCTACATCATCTTGGGAACAGGCGAGTTAGGTGTCTACGAGGCGATTGACTTGCTGGATGATTCTTACGACTTTCGTGCGCGGGCGATTAACGCTTTCGGGTTTCGCGGCGAGTTTGAGTTCCTAACAGGCATCGACGCCTTCGAGCCGACTGTTCCATCTGACGTGACCGCGCTGTTTGCTGAGGTCAATGGCACGACAACGCACCTTGAATGGACGCCGATCACCGATCTTGATCTTTCGTTCTATCGGATCAGGCACGCGGTCGAGGTGGTTGACGCAACGTGGGCCAACGCGACCACGGCGCTGGACAAGGTATCGCGGCCAGCATCTTTTGCATCCCTGCCAACGCGCCCCGGCACATATCTGGTGCGGTCCTACAACAAGTTCGGCTTGGCTTCGACCAACGTGACCAGCGTTGTCATCACCGATGACGTGGTGCCTGATTACACGAACACCGACACGCAGACTGACAGCCCGACTTTCGCAGGCACAAAGACAGGTTGCACAGTGGCCAGCAGCGAATTGCGGATCACTGACCCCTCGGTTTCGCCATCTGAGGCGACCTATGACTTCTCTGCGGTCATTGATACGTCAACGGCCCGCAAAGCGCATGTCCGCATTGACGCGAACGTAAACCGCTTGGATACGTCTGCTGGCCTGTGGGACGATCTGCCGGGCTTGTTTGATGACCTGCCGGAGCTTTTTGACAGCTTTACCGGCGCTGCGCAGTTTGCTGACACCAACCTGGAGTTTTTCGTGTCAACAACGCCGGACGATCCTGCTGGCACGCCAACGTGGTCACCCTACCAGCAATTCCGCGCGGGCGAGTTCTTCGGTCGGGCCTTCCGATTCAGAGTTGTTTTGAAATCCTTTGCAAACAATGTTACACCGTCAATAAGTGGCCTCATGGCCCTCGTGGAGTATAACTGATGTCAGAATCCAGCCATTCCGTTGGTAACGTATCCGCCCCCGCCTTCCGCACGGCGATGAACGCATCATTGCAGGCGTTGGCGTCTCTCAACTCTGGGACTACAGAACCTGACACGACTTATGCCAATATGTTTTGGTATGACACGGCGGCGAACACATTGTATATGCGGTCAGAGGATGACGATGTTTGGATTAGGATTGGCGTCTTGAACCAATCAACCAGTAAGTTTGAGGTTGAGGACTACCTTGGTTTCACCCCAGTGCAGCAGGGCGGTGGTGCAGGTCAGTTGAGCAATAAAGTTTACATCGGCTGGACCGGTACCGAACTGAAGGCGCAAGTTGATACCTATGACCAAGGGGCGATCGCTTTTAAGTCTGACATTCCTGCTGGCTACTCTGATGCACAAGCTAGGGCTGCGCAGGCTGGTCATTCTGCTGGGGGAATTGGGTCTTACGGGTTTTTCTTTAATAATAACTATTCAATTGAAAATAACGTAACCACCACAAAAAATCCGGGACACCTTGAGGCTGGCAGCTTCTTAAGATGGTCGGGTGCTGATCCGAGCGCGGGCGCTCATTCTTACGGGTTTTTCGCAACAGCCCCAAGCGGAACTTGGAGATTGATGGGTTTCTTTAATCATAGAGAAAACAGCGATAATCAACAGACATTATTTCCACGGTATAGCCTTTACTTGAGGGTATCATAATGAAAAATCGCAATCCTATCTTTATTGAAGACGGTCGCATTAATTGCGAAATTGAGCATCCACAATATGGCTGGATACCGTTCACCGCTGACCCAAATGATGTGGAGCCAATCGGCGCACAGGTTTTCAACGCTGCCAAGGCAACTGCGGCACCTTACGTTGCACCACCTCCCCCACCTCCCCCACCCCCGCCCACACAAGCCGAACAGGAAGCCGAGCAGGAAGCCAAACGCCAGTTAGCATACACCGCTGAAGCTGACCCCCTGTTCTTCAAGTGGCAGGCTGGTGAGGCCACAGAAGCCGAATGGTTGGCAAAGCGTGAGGAAATCAGAACAAGGTTCCCTTACCCCAACGCTGGCTAACAGCGACCTTTCCACACGACCAAAATCGCGCTACAATGCGCACATCTTTCAACAGCGGAGGCCAGCATGGCTACTCTTGATAACCGAGTGTTTGACAACGGCCTGACCGTTCTTGACACAGAAGCTAACGCAATTCACGTCACGTCAGCAGAGGCAACCAGCTTTGCCAACGTGGCTGCTGTAACTCTGGGCAACAGTACCTCGCTGTCCATCGGTGCGCCCGCAGATCGCGCTGGCGGTGGTCGTGAGGTTGTCGTGGCTGCTATCACAGATGGCTCGGTCACTGGCACTGGCACTGCAACCCACTACGCCATTGTGGACACTGTGAACAGCCGTCTACTGGCAACAAGCACCCTGACAGCATCGCAGTCTGTCACATCAGGCAACACGTTCACGCTGTCGTCCGTTGCTATCGGCATCCCTGATCCAGTCTAAGGTTAACTAAACAATGGTCACTCTCGTAAACAGAGCCAAAGTATCCACTGCTACAACTGGCACTGGTACAATCACGCTTGGCTCTGCTGAGAGTGGCTACCAGACGTTCGCTGATGCTGGCGTGGTTGACGCTGATGTGGTTCGCTACGTCATTGAAGATGGCACAGCTTGGGAGATTGGTTTGGGCACCTACACGGCGTCTGGTACTACTTTGTCACGCACTGTCCTTGAGAGTTCCAACGCTGACGCAGCTATCAACCTGTCAGGCTCTGCGGTGGTGTTTGTGGGGGCTGCGGCTGAAGACCTTGCGCCTGAGAAGGTGGGAACGATCACAGGCACAACTCTTGACCTGACTTCTGGTAACGTGTTTAGCTACACCCCTACGGCTGACACTACGTTTGTGTTTAGCAACCCCCCTACGACGGGTACTGCCCTCGGATTTACGTTGGGGCTAACTGGCCTGTATATTTCTGACGGCTATGACCTAGCTAATGCAGAGCCACCTGCTTATGGGAGGTTCAGTGTTGCTGCTCAAGAAACAGTTCCAACCGGCATATTCTTCAAACCTGATGGCTCAAAGATGTACGTTATTGGGTCTAGTGGAGATGATGTAAATGAGTACGACCTAAGCACCGCTTGGGATGTAACGTCGGCCAGTTACTTACAGAACTTCAGCGTAGCTGCTCAAGAAACATCTCCAACCGGCGTGTTCTTCAAACCTGATGGCACTAAGATGTATGTTATTGGGACCACTGGAGACGATGTTAACGAGTATGACCTAAGCACTGCTTGGGATGTAACGTCGGCCAGTTATCTACAGAACTTCAGTGTTTCCGCTCAAGAAACAAATCCAACCGGATTGTTCTTCAAACCCGATGGCACAAAGATGTACGTTATTGGGTCTAGTGGAGATGATGTAAATGAGTATGATTTAAGCACAGCTTGGGATGTTTCTTCAGCTAGTTACTTACAAAACTTCAGTGTTGCTACTCAAGAAACAGTTCCACAAGGCATATTCTTCAAGCCTGATGGCTCAAAGATGTACGTTATTGGGTCTAGTGGAGATGATGTAAATGAGTACGACCTAAGCACCGCTTGGGATGTAACGTCGGCCAGTTACCTTCAGAACTTCAGTGTTTCCGCTCAAGACACAAGTCCACAAGGCATCTTCTTCAAACCCGATGGCACAAAGATGTACGTTATTGGGTCTACTGGGGATGCAGTCTATTCATACACCCTAAGCACAGCTTGGGACGTAAGCGCTGCCAGCTTTGATTTTCCCACTGAAGGGTACTTCATTGTTTCTACTCAAGAAAAATCTCCAACCGGCATCTTCTTTAAGCCGGATGGGACAAAAATGTATGTTCTTGGGTCCATTGGGGACGATGTTAATCAGTATGATCTAAGCACAGCTTGGGATATAACTTCAGCCAGTTACTTGCGGAACTTCAGTATTGCTGCTCAAGACACAGCTCCAACAGGCATCTTTTTCAAGCCTGATGGGACAAAAATGTATGTTCTTGGGTCCATTGGGGACGACGTAAATGAGTATGATTTAAGCACAGCTTGGGATGTTTCTTCAGCTAGTTACTTACAAAACTTCAGTGTTGCTACTCAAGAAACAGTTCCACAAGGCATATTCTTCAAGCCTGATGGCTCAAAGATGTACGTTATTGGGTCTAGTGGGGATGCAGTCTATTCATACACCCTAAGCACAGCTTGGGACGTAACGTCGGCCAGTTACTTACAGAACTTCAGCGTAGCTGCTCAAGAAACATCTCCAACCGGCGTGTTCTTCAAACCTGATGGCACTAAGATGTATGTTATTGGGACCACTGGAGACGATGTTAACGAGTATGACCTAAGTACAGCTTGGGATGTTTCTAGTGCATCTTACTTACAGAACTTCAGTGTCGCTGCCCAAGAAACAAATCCAACCGGCATCTTTTTCAAGCCTGATGGGACAAAGATGTACGTTCTTGGAGCTGATGGAGATGCAATATGGCAATACTCCACAGGCCTTGTCGGAGATGCGACCTTCACATACCCTGCGTCTGTCGAGTGGCCATCAGGTACACCACCTACCGCCCCTGGTGACGGTGAGACAGACCTACTGACATTCCTCACGCAAGATGGCGGCACAACTTACTACGGACGCTTGATAGGTGACAACTTCAGCTAAATAGGATCTCCAAATGCACGTTAAGATCACAAACGACCAGCCCGTAGAATTTCCCTACACAATCGGGCAATTTCGTCGTGACCACCCCCAGACTAGCTTTCCTCGCATCATTCCTGACACGATGCTGAAGCGCCATCTTGTGCATCCAGTGATTGAACTGTCTAAGCCAGCCTATGAGCCGTTGGTACAAAATTTAGTAATGGGCGATATGCCTCACAAAGAGGTGATCCGTCTGAAGACAGAAAACGATGCCACAAACCATATAGGCGAGGTAGACCAGTCTCAGGTAAGTCAGCCTATTCACGGTAATCGCTGGTTCATTGGCTACACGGTCGTCAACAAGCCGCAGGATCAGGCAGAGCAGGCAGTCCGTAACAAGCGTGATCGCCTACTGCAAGACACCGACTGGCAAGCCCTAAGCGACAACACAATGGGCGAGGCAGTGACAACCTACCGCCAAGCCCTGCGCGATGTGCCAGATCAGGATGGTTTCCCGTTTGGTGTCGTGTGGCCCACTAAACCTTAGGAGTAACCCATGCTAGGTTTTAGCCCCCTCGCCTCTGCACCGCTTGCGGATGATGGGGTTACTGCTGACGTAATTTACGGGCTGAATGGCAATGACATTACGACAGGTCAGCCCACTGTGGGCACATCTAGCGTAGCCCAAGACCATGACTTTACGCTTACTGCTATCACCACAGGCCAGCCCACTCTCCCATCAATTACGATGTCGGAAGATGAGACCTTTAATGCTGATGGGGTCACTACAGGTCAGCCCACTGTGGGCACATCTAGCGTAGCCCAAGAGCATGACCTTACGCTTACTGTTATCACTACAGGTCAGCCCACTCTCCCATCAATTACGATGTCGGAAGATGAGACCTTTAATGCTGATGGGGTCACTACAGGTCAGCCCACTGTGGGCACATCTAGCGTAGCCCAAGAGCATGACCTTACGCTTACTGTTATCACTACAGGTCAGCCCACTCTCCCATCAATTACGATGTCGGAAGATGAGACCTTTAATGCTGATCCTGTCACGGCTGGTGTCCCAACGATAGGCTCTCCCGATCTTACGCAAGATCATTCCCTAATTCCCACGGGGGTTACAACAGGTCAGCCGACTGTCGGCCAAGTTGGCGCAACGCAGACGCACATCCTGACTGCGGCAAACATCACGACAGCGCCCCCGACATTGCAGGCTGCTGCGGCGTCGGTCACGTCGGTTCTGGCGGCTGACAGCATTGAGACTGGTCAGCCAACTCTGGGCGAGCCTGACATCGCCCAGGATCACGCTCTGGCTCCCACGGGGGTCACAACGGGCCAGCCGACGGCTGCGCCTGCTGTCTGCGTTGTCATCGTTACATTGCAGGCGGATTCGATCACAACGGGCCAGCCGACTGTCGGCACGCTGTTGCTCAACCCCAGCGTTGGGCGTGCCATCCATGTGGTGACGGGCGCGCCAAACGTGTGTATAATCGCCGCGAACACACCTAACCGCGTGATTGTCGCGGGCGCAAACGAGGCAGCTTGATGACGACATTCACGATAAAGCAGAACGACACCAGCCCGGCGATGCTGGCCACGTTGCAGGACGCCGGCGGCGATGCGGTCAGCGTAAACGGAGGTTCGGTGCGCTTCCATATGCGGCCAATCGGGTCAACGCAAGTGACGATAGATCAAGCCGCTGTCATCGTGACGCCGCTGTCGGGCCTAGTCAGATACAACTGGCAGGCCGGAGACACGGCGACGGTCGGTTCATATCAGGTTGAGTTCGAGGTGACATATGCCGACGCAACCGTTGAGACGTTTCCGAACGACGGCTACGTTCGCGTTGAAATCATTGCCGACATATCTTGAGGTGCTGCAATGGAATTTATTAAAACATTATGGCCAGTGGGCGTTGGCTTTGTCGCTTTCTTGGTTTGGATGATCAGGCTTGAAAGCAAGGGTCTGCAAAACGAACGCGAGATTAAGCGGCTTTGGAACCAACGCAAAGAGGATCAGGACGCCGCCCGCGAGGACCGCAAGCGCATACACGACATCCTTGCGGAGATTCAATCCGACATAAAGCAACTCATCGGGAGGGTCGGCAAATGATCCGCACATACGCTCACTATAGCAAGGTCCCGCCCGCCGAATGGCCGTGGCAATCATTCAGCCCGCGTGAGATTGCTTGCAAAGGCACCGGAAAGCTGACCATCGACACCGAGGCAATGGACATGCTGCAACGCCTGCGGACGAACCTTGGCAAGCCGCTGATCCTGACATCGGCGTACCGCAGCCCAGAGCATAACCGCAAGGTCGGCGGGGCCAAGGCCAGCAAGCACATGGAATGCGTTGCTTTCGATGTCCGCATGGATAACCACGATCCGCATACGTTTGAGGCTGCGGCCCGCGCGGCTGGTTTCTCAGGCTTCGGGTACTATCCGAAGAGCGGGTTTATGCACATCGACACAGCCGAGCCTCGGTCATGGGGCACCCCTTGGCCGTTGACGGCAACCGCGTGGCCGACTGAGCCATCGCGCCAGCCAGAGAAACTGTCCGAGGACAAAGACGCCAAGGCCGCCGCTGGGGCAGGCGTGGCCGGTGCCGTGGCCGTTGCCGCTGACTATCTGCCGGTGTTGGGTCAGTTGGCCCCCACGGCGCAGCTTGTAGCCGTTGTCGTGGCCGCTGCGTTCATTGGCTACATGCTTTGGCATCGTACGCGTTGAATGTTTCTGCGCATAAAACTTTGGCTTGCCGCGGCTGGTGCGCTTTTGATCGCTTTCGCCGCAACATACTGGCGCGGAAAGTCCAGCGTGGCCGCAGCCGCAAAACGTAGGGAACTGGAAAGCTATGTTGGAACCCGTGAACGCATGGACAAAGTTACTCTGCCTGACGATGATCGCCTTGACGACTGGCTGCGCGATAGGTCCAAGCGCTGAAGCGATCTGTGACGGCACCGACAATCTGCGCACCCAACATGCTGCGGCGCTTATTGAAGACGGTGGGCCGCAATCCAAAAGGTCAGGCGTTGCTCTTATCGCCACAATAGATGCAGGCTGCGGGTAATGATCGCCCGTGGCCTATTTCCGGTGGTTATAGCATTCGGGCTATCTTCTGCCGCAAATGCGCAGGCTTGCTTTAATCGCCAGCACCTTGAGGTTTTTTTGAAATCTGAATTCAACATGTCCCTGATGTCGTGGGGCATCACAGCATTCCTAGGGCTTGGCGATACATTTCCTCTATCGCTTCTTCCTCGGCGATCTCGTCTGCGCGCTTCTTCCGCAGCGCCACGATCTTGCGCAGCGTCTTGGTGCAGTATCCGCTGCCCTTGGCTTCCGCATAGATTTCCTTGCGGGATTCGGTCTCGTCGCTGATCCGCGCGTTCAGGTGTTCGATGCGTTCAACGATTGCGCGCAATTCATCGGCGGTGACGTTCTGTGTGGTGTTTGTCATGTCATGCTCTTTTTGGTTTGTTTTCAGGTAATGCTGCGATTGCCGCGCGGCCCGGTGTCGTAACGCGCCAATGGTGGCCCTGCGTTGCGATGATAAACGGCTGGTCGTCCGGGGCTTCAACCCGTTCAACCCAGCCGCATTCTTCTAGGCTGACCAGACCCGGCCCTTTCACGCCAACGTCTGTTCCGATAAACGGCTGGTCGCCTATATGTTCCAGTTTCTTCAATGCCCGCCAGCGAGACGGTGTTAGTATCGGTTTCATGCGTTTTCCCTTTCCGACCATTCGACGTCATGCCTTGAGCCGTATTCGTAAATAACTTCGATCAGGTCGCTCATTTGTTTTTTGTTTAGCTTCGATGTCCGAAAGCCAAGTGGAAATGGTCCGCTGCCGTCAAGCCCGTCTGCAAACTGCACCTGATGACCAAGGCTGTGCATAAATGCACATTTCCAAGTTTCAGGCGTCCATTTTCTTCCTTCGGGCTTTGCCAAAGCAATGTCTGTCAGCATCGCCCACATCTTAGCGTTCTGGTCCAGCGTCCGATCCCCGCCCGCGATCGTCACCGTGGAATAGTCCGGTGCTGCGTCGATCAACTGGTGGGCATACATGCGCTGCCGTGGACCAGTCAGTCGGACCTTGTATGGCATCACCTGGCCCCCTGCGATGCCCAGTGACCCAGCATGACACGGATCACATCTTTGCGATTCATATTCAACGCTGTGACGGTTTGGTTCAGAGTTTCCCATGTGTCTGTTTTGGCAATGCCACCCCCAACTTCTTCAATGCGCTCAAATGTGTCGATGATGTCTGTGCGGTGCATCAATACGCCTCCTTTTCTTGCCACCGCTTGACGCCTGCGATGTCGGTGTCTTTGTGGTTCTTGGCAACATATGCCTCGATGAATGCAGTGATTGCATCGCGGTCATTGCCTGCGATCCAATGCAGGGCGGCGCGGTGGTCCTCGATCTCGTAGCGGTGGATTGTCCGCATGCCCAATACCTTGTCTTTCTGCTTGGCACTGGCATCTGCAAGCGCCTGCTGCGCCTGTGCGGCCTTCTGGGCGGCATCGCGCTGTGCGTCTATGTCTGACGCTAATGCAGCCTTGGCGGCGTCCTCGGCCTCTTTGCGGGCCTTGTTGGCGGCATCCCATGCTGCCCGCTTCTCTGCCTCCTTCTCAGCGGTCAGCTTGCGCTTGTATGGGTCTTGGCAGGCGATCAGGCCTTTGACGATCAGATCCAGATCATCCTGCGTCGGTTTCCATCGCGCAATTTCTGTTTTCCAAGCCTCGTGCAAGCGCTTGGTGCTTTCATCGCGGGCAGCGTTTAAATCCTTGAGCGCGCCCTTGATGGTTTTAAGCAAGGCATCGGTTGCCTTGAGTTGGTCGGCATTTTCGATTGGCTGTCCGTCCAGCCAGTTTTGCGCCTCTTCAATCGCTTCGCCGTATGGGGCCAGTGCCTCGTCGATGGGGTCTGGCGGGTTATTACCGCCAACGGAAAGACGTGGATCGTTTGTCATGTTTTTGTCCCTTCTTTTCTCAATACGGTAATTCGTCGCCGCCCAGATCGGCATTGGCTGCGTGTGTCAGCCTCAGCTTGGCAGCATCCTTGGCTGCGCTAACGACTAGCAAGGCTGCTACAGGCTGTGGGATGCGCGACCAGCGTTCCTTGAGGTCGTCAAGGCTGTCTGCCTCGTCCAGATACTCGCAGGCCTTCTGTGAGGCCTCTGTGTTAATGGGTGCAGGCTTTGGCTCCGCCTTTGGTGCGGCATTGGCGGCTTCATTGCCATCCTCATCCTCTGGGGCGATGCCAGCCATTGCCATCAGGCCGTAGCGCCGACCGTATGTCACCGCTGACCCGTAACCCTGCATGTCGTTCTTGGCGACAATCAAAGGCACGCGGCAGGAAAGGCTTTCGCCGCTTTCGCCGTGGATCAATATTGTTTCAACGTAGCGGCCATGCTCATTTTCGCCGGTGGGCTGAATGACTGCAATGCCAGCTTCATTGAGCGATGGCAGGCAGGCATCCATGACGCTGCTCAGATCGGCATACTTGCTTTTGAAGTGCGGGTTGTTGGCCTGCTTCAGTGCCTTGCCCATGTTGGCCTGTGCTTTGGCCAGTGCTGCTGCGATGCTTTTCATATCACCACCCCAGCCCGTAACCGATAACCAAGAAAGCGTAGCCGCCTCCGAAGATTGCGACAGCACCGATCAGGTCCGTGAGAATGTCTTTGATTTTCATTGTCTTTGCTCCTTTGTTAATTAAGCCGCATTCAGCGCGGCGATCAGGTTTTGGCGCAACGCGGCATTGGCGGCGGCATTGGCGGCACGGGCGGCGGCACGGGCGGCGGCACGGGCGGCATAGGCGGCACGGGCGGCATAGGCG